TCTTCTGTATATCTAAATCAAAGAGCATTTGAGCCTTTCATTGAACTAATTAAAGATGGTGGAACAATCACTGAAGCTAAACTAAAACCAACAGGAGGTACAGATATCTAATGACACCAAAAGAAAAAGCTAAAGAATTAGTATATAAATTCTATCCTAACGTACAATGGAAACTTGGACAAGAAGATTGTTTAGAAAGAGCTAAAAGTTGTGCATTGATACTTTGTAGAGAAATGATTGAAGAATTTGAAGACATGCTTGAAGGAGATGAAAGACCATCTGCTGCAGTTTATTATCAATGGGAATACTATAAAGAAGTTAAACAAGAAATAGAACTATTATGAGCTTTGAACTATTAAATGCAGAAGTTGAGAAAGGCATGAATGATCTCAATAAAGGAATTCCTATGGGATTTGATCGCTTGACTAGATATGTAGGTATTCGTAAGAGTATGTATTATCTTGTAGGTGGTCTAACTGGTAGTGGTAAGACATCTTTCATTGATGATGCATTTGTTCTTAATCCTGTTGATTGGGCTATGTCTAAAGAAGGAATTGCTTCAGGTATCAAAGTGAAAGTGTGGTATAGGTCCATGGAGAGAAGTAGAACATACAAGATGGCCAAATGGGTATCTCGTAAAATATTTCTAGACCAGGGAATCATTATTCCTGTAGGTAAGCTTCTTGGTTGGACTGAGAAAATGACTAAGGATGAACATGATCTGTTCTTACATTACAAAGATTATGTAGATAAGCTAAGTGAAATTGTTACTATCATTGATGGACCAGAAAATCCTGTAGGTATAGCAAAAGAACTCAAGACTTACGCTGAAGAGAATGGTGAGATACAACAATTGGACAAATGGAATAAAATATATGTTCCTAATGACCCAAGTCAAATCACTATGGTGGTGATAGATCACATTGGTTTGCTTAAGCTAACTAAAGATCAACCTACAAAGAAACAAGCTATTGATAAGATGTCTGATGAACTTAGATATGCTAGAGATTTCTACGGATATTCACCAGTGGTAGTTAGTCAGTTCAATCGTGACATTTCTAATCCTTCTAGGATAAAGAATGGTGATGTAGAACCTCAACTAGAAGATTTTGCAGACAGCTCAGCAACACAGAATGATGCTGATGTTGTTATGGCATTATTTGATCCTATGAGATATAAAGTAGCAGACCCTAGTGGTTATGACTTAGATAAACTAAAAGATCAATACGGAGCTAAGTATTTCAGAAGTGTCAGACTAATTAAAAATAGTTATGGTGCAGACGATTTAAGAATAGGACTTGCATTCTTGGGTGAAATCGGTTTATTTAAGGAGTTGCCTAGAAAGAAAGATATAACAGATTCTGATTATGCAGCAATTACTAACAAATCATATTTCCTAAGAGAATGAAACCAATAGCACAAGACAGAGAAGGTAATGATCTGTATCCAGGAGATACAGTTCTTAGAGATGGAGATATAGAAGAGACAATTGAGTATGGTGAGTTTCGTGAGAAGTTTGACTGTGGTTATGTTGTTGGATATTATATTCCTGATTATTGTATAAAAGTAAACAAAGAAGAATGACAATAAGAGATAAAAGACAAAAAGTTTGTTAAAAATTTGGTTATTAAAAAGGAATGTTAATAACTTTTAGCCCCACGATTAGGAAATATCAATACTAATTTTTAAATTTACAGAAAAATATTAATATGTATAAATTTAAAAGATTTGGTAAAGATTATTCTTTATTAAAACCAAAAGCAGTGTCTTTATTCTATTCTGGCTTAAACTGTAATCAAATTGCAGAAGAATTAGAAATATATAGAAAAACTGTAGGTAAGTGGTTAAGAGAGGCAGGTTGTGAGTATTCTAAAGTAAACAAAGCTAAAATAAATTCCTCTGTGTTTAATAATATAGATACAGAGGAAAAATCTTATTGGTTAGGTTTTATTTATGCTGATGGTTACGTATCTACCACTTCAAATTTTGAACTATCATTATCTTTAAAAGATATACATCATTTACAAGAATGTAAAAAGTTTTTTCAATTTGAAGGAAAAATATACATAGATAGTAAACTTAATAGATGTAGATTACAGTTTCAAGATCCAGAGATTGTAAATGATTTAAAAAAAATAGGATGTGTTAATAAGAAATCTTTAGTTTTAACTTTTCCTAAACTAGATGATGACTTGATATCCCATTTTGTTAGAGGTTATTTTGATGGAGATGGTAGTGTGAGTAAACCAGAAAAAAGCATTTCAGTTTCTATTGTTGGAACTAAAGAATTTTTAGAACCTATCCACGATCTTTTAAATATTCCAAAATATAAAATAAAGCATAGACAAGTTAAACACGCCAAAGAAGTTCATATTAGTGAATTTTCAGGAAAAGATGCTAGAAATTTTGGAAAGTTTATTTATAAAGACTCAACAGTTTGCTTAGAAAGAAAAAAAGAAAGATTTATGAAACATTTAGATAAAAATTTATGAAAGTAAAAACTTTAAGAGATATTCGTCAAGAAGAATTTGCTAACATGTGGTTAAGAAAAAAAACAGGTATACTCAACTTGTGTCCCAGAATGGGAAAATGTAGAACTAGTATTAAGATATTAGAGAAGCTTAAACCTGAAAGCATACTTATTGCTTATCCAGATAATAAGATTAAAGAATCTTGGCAAACTGATTTTAATGATCTTGGGTTTGATGACAGTATTGTCACATATACAACCCATCTATCATTAAAGAAGTATGCTGAGTTAAGCTTTGATGTTGTTATCATAGATGAAATACATCTACTGAGTGAAGCTCAGATAGAAGTTTGTAAGGACCTGTTCGATGTTAATGGGCAGATTCTTGGTCTCACTGGTACACTATCCAGTTGGACAGAAAGAAAATTAGAAGAAGAACTTGATTTACATGTAATAGCTCACTATCCAATTGAAAAAGCAATTGAAGAGGGAGTTATTGTAGATTATGAAATACATGTGATAAGAGTTCCTCTAGATAACACTGTGTACAATGATTACAAGGGTAAGCTCAAAACTGAGAAGAAACATTATGATGGCATATCCTGGGTGATTAACAAACTACAGAATAGTGGCACAGATACAATGTTTTTACGTCTAGCGAGAATGCGTTTGATTCAATCATCCCTAGCCAAATCTATAGCTACAAAGGCACTTTTGGCTGAGTATAAAAATGAGAGAGTCTTAGTGTTCTGCGGTACCACTGCTGTTGCAGATAATCTAGGTATTCCTTCCTATCATAATAAGTCTAAAGAAAAAGAAATCTTTGAAGACTTTGCTGAAGGAAAAGGTAATCATCTAGCTGTAGTGAAAATTGGTAACACAGGTGTGACATATAAACCTCTAGACAAGGTGATAATAAACTATTTCGATAGTAATGCAGAGAACTTAGCACAGAAGATAAATAGATGTATGGCTATGGAGTATAACACACCAGATAAGAAAGCTCACATATATATTGTCAGTAGTGATGAGCTTGTAGAGCTAAAGTGGTTACAAAAAGCACTTGAATTCTTTGATAAAAATAAGATAAAATACTTGTAATTGAAATAATTATTTTGTATCTTTATACAATGAAAATAACTAATTAAATAAATTAAAACACATGAGTTCAAAGCTAGTAGGGATTGTTGGTGCCACAGGTACAGGGAAATCAACCAGTATCAAACACCTAAATCCAGAGGAAACGTACATTATTAATGTTGCAAAGAAAGAGCTTCCATTTAAGGGGAGTGAAAAGCTTTACAATGTAGAAAAGAAGAATTACAAAGAGGTAGATGATGCTAACGAGATATCTCGATTGCTAAAGACTATTTCTGAAAAAGCTCCACACATTAAGAACATCATCCTAGAAGACTCAAATTATGTAATGGGTTTCACAATGCTTGATAAAGCAACTGAGAAAGGGTATGAAAAGTTTAGCGTAATGGCAAAAGACACTGTTACAATGATTAAAACTGCTAGACAGTTAAGAGATGACATCACTGTGTTCTATTTCTCTCATCCAGACACTATTGAAGATGGTGGAGATATTATAGGATACAAGATGAAGACATCTGGAAAACTTATTGATAACCAAATCAATCTTGAAGGATTATTTACAGTGGTGTTATACACTAATGTAGAAGAGAGTAAAGATGGAAGTGTACAATACGGTTTTGTAACAAATCGTTTTAAAAAGGTACCTGCAAAAAGTCCTGATGGAATGTTTAGTGAACTAAAAATACCAAATGACTTACAACTAGTAGTGAATACATTAAATGAATATTATAACGCTTAAATAAATAGAAATTATGCAAATTGGAGGAAAGAAAAGAGAAAACACAGGATCTGGAGATTTTGGAAAAAAGGTAGGCCTCTTCGAGGCTAACGTAATAGCTATTAACCCAACAATAGAAGAGTTTAAAGATAAACTTGGTATGGACCTAAAAGAAGATAGCAAAGCTGCTGAGTATTTAGGTGAGACTAAAGATGGTAATAGCTATGTTCGTATTGATATATGGTTACAAAGAGTTAATCAAGAAGATAAGTTCAAGGTGAGCTTCTTCTTAGAAGATAAAGAACGTGAGAATAAAGATGGTACAAAACATCAATATATAAATTCTATTGGTATGTGTTCTTGGGCAGGTGATGAGAATGATCTAGCTGAATGGTTTACCAAAGGAAGAGATTATAGAATTGCATATGTAGGAGAAGAAGATCTTTATAACTTCATGCGTACATGGTTGAGTAAATTAGATTATCGTGATGCAGACACTGTTCTACAATTAGAATGGAAGAAGTTGATGAGAGGTAACTTGAAAGACTTAAAAGATCAAGTTGATGGAGAATGGTGTGATACAGTTGCTGCACTAGCTACAGTGATTGTTAAAGAACGTGATGGAGAATCTAAAGAGTATCAAGGAATCTATAACAAAGCTTTCTTAGGAGGTTATGCTCTTAAACAATTCAGACTTGTTGATTATGGAAGTAAGAGAGTGCAAGGTGATCTTAAGAATAAGAAACCTCGTGATTTAAAAGCACATGAGAAGTTTGTAATGAATGTTATTGGAGAATATGGTTGTAAAGACTATTACATCCTCAAAGACTTACAAGATTATAATGCAGATGATAACTTAGTTGCGTCTGATGCATATATCAGTGAAGATGGTGATGATTATTAATTCGTTTGTTGTTAATAAAAGCCCTCTTCATTAATTTGGAGAGGGTTTTTTATTAGTAATAGTTTGCGAAAAGTACCAATAATTGGTACTAATAGCAATAATTTACATTTAGAGCTATGATAAAAGGAACAAAGAGAATAGATTTAACATTTGAAAATGTATTGAACAAAATATCAGAGTATGATATATATCGAATGTACATGCCTCATCAAAACTGGAAGATAAACCAAGTTACTTATTCACCATTTAGAAATGAGAAGAGCCCTTCTTTCCTTATAGGATATCCAGGTAAAGCATTAACATATATTGATTTTGGTGATACAAGCATTAAAGGTAATTGCTTCAAGTTTGTAATGACATTATTCAATCTTGCTAACATGAATGATGTTCTTATGATGATTGATAGAGATTTTGATCTTGGTATTGTTAATTCTTCCTCTACAAAGAACTATGAGAGAATTGTTTCTGAATATAAGCAACCACCACCAGTGAGCAAACGTGAATTCTTTATTCAAGTGAAGACAAGAAACTTCACACACGAAGAACTGGCATACTGGAATGAATACTATCAGGACATAGATGATCTTAGAGCTAACAATGTATATTCAATAGACACTGTATATCTAAACAAGAAAAAGTTTCCATTAATGGATAATGAGCTTAGATTTGGGTATCTATATGAAAGCTATTGGAAGATCTATAGACCATTTGCAGACAAGAAGAATAAATGGATGCCTAACAATGTCCCTATTACAATGATGGATGGATTAACTGACATAAGAAATTGTGATGTTGCATTCATCAATAAGAGTAAGAAAGATTATATGGTGATGAAGAAGGTTGTACCATGTTGTTGTGCTGTACAGAATGAAGGACTAGGATGTTTCTCTGAAGAGAATGTAGAATACATCAAAGAAAACTCTGACACACAAATCCTCTCGTTTGACTCAGATGAAACTGGTGTAAAGAATTCTCAACTCATAACAGAAAAGTTTGGGTTTGAGTATTGTAATGTACCAAGAATCTATTTAGAAGAAGGAATAAAAGATTGGGCAGACCTTGCCAGAACACATGGATTAAAAACAATTGAGAGATATTTAACACAAAGAGAAATTATATGAGTAAATTAACATCAGATGAACTAAATGACATAGTGATAGAGAGCTTATCCCTCTCTGTTGCATTATTGGAGAGATTCGAAACAATGAATGAGAATAATTTGTTTACACATAGAGCTAAACAGTCTCTTAAACAAACTATTCCACACATTGAAGGCT